CTACGTGCCAAGTATCACTGGGAGGAGTCACAGCGTAACATGGAACTTGAAATGGAATCTGCAAGGGGCGCAGCTATCCCGAATATCTCTTTTGATATTCTAGGAATTGGTGGCAGGTCGAGTATCAGAACGATGCTATGACCGATGCGGACATTGTGCGCGTTGCCCATCGACTCTACCAGAAATCAGTAAAGAAGGGTCTTGATATACCACCTCCGTTATGGGTAGCCACCGTGCTAATCAATAGCCGACTAAGCTGCGGAAGTTCCTTAGACATAGGAGCCCGACCTTGGGTTTACCGAGGAGCGTCTACTAGCTTCAAGGTTGTAGCCCACTCATCTAGGAACGGAGAACTTTATCTAACTCCTGATGAAATGCTGGAAATGCTGCAATTCGAGCGGGTTATTATTGTGTCATTTCACCCCCGAAGAAAGACGTTCGTCGCTGGGTGGGGTTACTCAGAGGATGTGAAGGACGCCGCAGAGTTGTGTGAAGAAGGAGACGTCTTTGGAGATTCTCCACGCCCCATCAGATTTACCCGATGGCGCGTGGGTGACGGTTACCTTAGGCCACTTGAATCCTTTCATGCAGAAGGTGTCGGTTGGCTACCAATGTCGTAGCCACTCGATAGGTCGATCTCCCACAGCTTACCCCCACCCTCACCTGAGCTACGGACGGGGCGGATCTTCTTGTTGTTGGAGCCTACCTCTTCCAGAACTGCCATACCCCTACGCACAAACTCTAAGTTGTTGGACGCTCCAACTGATCTTCCACCGTTTAACTCGTGGAGAGTAACTTGAAAGTCCGTAAGAGTACCACGCCACACAGTAGGGGTGGGAGATCCACAAGATGCTGCCCCTTCCCTAAACTTGCGGGAGAAGAACTCTACAAGTTCAGCGATGGCGGAACGACTACTGTTATCGTAGGCAGCCGCTTCGATGAACGGATCGATATACGTTTTGACACCAAACCGATTAGACGCTACCACATGGTCAGGAACTTGGTAATCCATTAACCACCGAAGAAAGTATGGTAGCTCATCCGCAATTAAAGATTCAGTCTCCTCGTTAGACCGAAACGTGACTCGGTGTTTTGGGTTGAGACGAAGTGCCAGCACCTTGTCTCGGTTACTCGAATCCAAAGTCGGCAACGCTGCTAGTGAATTGGCATCGAGGTTGAGAGACATGGCTACTCGACCAGACCAAGGTAGCGACACAGCATCGGCATACTTTGCGTGATACTCTAGGCGGGGGTTGGCGACGCACCGTTTGGTTAGCTCAACGAACTTGCGCTGATCTGCATACGTTGCTGCTGCTACCTGATCGTCAACTACCCACATCGCAGAACCACATAGGTCTTTGTTGAAAGATGTGTTGCCTGATAAGTAGTCGCTGGCATCGGCGTAGCCACCTACTGCTCGTCCGATAATCTGGTTGGTAAGTAGTGTCTTACCTCTGCCTGTCTGACCTAGAAGAATTAGTAACTGTCCTTGGTCTAATCGATGGTCGAGGACAGCTAGGTATAGTCGTTTGAACCACGCTAAGAAGTAGGGAAGTGTGTCTCTACCCTCAGCGTCCTTGACGAAGAACGGAGTTATGAAGTGCTCAATCCATTTCCACTCACTAGGGTCACCTGTCCCTGCGGGGCGCACTGGTGCTGCTTTACTGGAGTTTAGGATGCGACGACCATTGAACGCTACGACTCTATCCTTAGCGAATACCACAGGGGCAACCTCATCGACCCTGCTCTCGTTCGATATGGTTAGCAGAGCGCCCTCTACCTCTGAGAGAGCTTGACCCTTCTTCGCCTTGTGTGGGAAACCTAGCTTGCGGAGTTCGAGAACCATCTGCTCCTTGGGTATCGCAACTGGAGTGCTGTGAAGTAACTTGTAGAAGCTCTTGCCGTTGAACCAGAACTGGTCGACTAGGTTCATCACTTTCGATGTCTCGTAGCTTTCCACGAACTTGCGTCCGAAGATGTCGCGCCAAGTCATGAACCCTTTATCCGCTCTGTCAGAGTAACACACGATACCGTCTTCTCTTATCTGACCACCATCCCTATCGATATTGTCATCAATCCAGAATAGAGGGCAACGGGCACCAACGAGGAACTCGCGCTTGACTCTGTTGGGGAATCGTCTTTCAACTTCAGCGGCGACGTCATCTAGGGGGATGTTTGTATCCGCTGATCGAAGGGGGACGTCATTGGCTACCTTGAGTAATATGGTCTTGGCGAGCTTAATGTCTAGCGGGTGGCTGACTTTGACCCAATCGGAGCCTAGCTCAAATACTTGAGTAGCTCTTTCAGATGTTTTGTCGTAACCTGCGAACAGCATCGTCGCACGAATCTCCAAAGATAGCCTTTTGCAGAACGCATCGTAGAGCTCTGGTGCGATTGGCATAGGCTCTGAGAACTCCCATACTAGACGGATATATCCTGAGTGCGTCTTCGTTCTCCACGTAGGCATCCGATCGATGTCACCCCTAGCAGCAAGCAGCACATCAATGTTAGCCCAGTCAAGTGGAGCATCGTAGTCTGCCACAAAACCGTATATTCTGTTGACGGGGTTCTCATCACTCACACGTTCATGTTTGTTGTCCCCCTCTGCCATTGAGTAAAAGCAGTGGTCTGTCTGTTCGTTGGCGCACCACGCACGGTAGAGCCCTTTGTTGGCAAACGATGGAGCTGTGAGTGGCAGTTGTGATAAATTATCGCAGTGTATAACCGCGACATTCCTGAGATTTTTAGTATATCGATATTTCATTTAGAGTAGACGTTCATGATTTTTCCTTCAGCGGATAGTGGAATTGTAGAAATCCACTCTGGCGGCGTTGACATGATCTGAATGACCTCCCGCAGCGCTTGTTCTGCTTTGTCCTCGTCAACTTCCACAACGAGTTCGTCGTGGACGTGCATGATCACATTGTAACCTGCTTCCTCTACTCGAACCATCATGTCCGAGAAGATGTCGCGAGCAAGTCCCTGAGACGCGTTCTCTGTGACAACCCCACCCCACAGGCTGAAGTCCATCTTGCGACCCTGACGCATAATCTTACCGATGTGTCGGAATTTACCAGTTTTAGAGTCCTTCATCTGACGGATGCGCCCGTAGCGTAGCACACGACCAGAGTCGAGTTCAACGGAGAACTCTTCCCCTGCGGCAACAGAGAAGCGGATGCCCTCGTCGTAGGAGTTCCAGAGCTTCACTGTCTTGGGCATACGTCGGCGGTAGAGTCCGACAGCCGCTACAGCATCAGCTTGTTCAAGACCACTGAACTCAGCGAATCGATCAGGTCCCATTCCGTAACCACACCCAAGAACAATCGATTTGATCTTGTGTCTGAGCACGGGGTCGAACACTTTCAACGAACCGTTCGCAGGATCGTGCAACCCTAGTAGAACCCCGAACGCATGGTAGATGTCATCACTCTCTTTGATGAGTTGGAGTGCGGTCTCATCACCTGCTAAGTGGCACAGTGTTCGCACCTCGATCTGCGATAGGTCAACTACTACGAGCACCTTACCCTCTGCGGTCTTAATCATCTTACGGAAGTCCACACCAAACATTTCACCGCGTGGGAGATTCTGTAAATTCAGGTTACCCCCTGAACCAGAAAACCTACCCGTAGACGCGCCGAAATAAAGAAACCCACCGTAGTAGCGCCCGTCCCCGAGCGTCCCGCTAGCAAAGGACTCTAACTTCTTTTTGAAAGAGTTAATGCGTCGGAAGTTACTGACAGCCCTTGCCCATACGCACTCTGCGCCATACTTATCGAACCAACGGGCAGCCTCTGGGCTATCCTGCGCTAGTGACTTCGGGGGCTCAATTCCTTGCTTGCGGCACTCGGCGTTAAACGCCTTACGGGATAGCGGGGTGTTCTCGTGAATCCAAGGTATCTGTTGTTCAGCCTCGAACAGCGCAGTATTGATAACCCCAAGGTTTGTCTGAAGTGCGTCCCAGTCAATCGGTATCCCACGCTGTGCAATGCGGCGGTTGATCGCGCTAATCTTCTTCTCACGATCATGCCACTTGTCTGCATAGGTCTCCCAGAGTTTGTAGCAATACTCTGCGTCAGTCATGGCGTAGTCTGAGACCGTTTTTCTGAACTCAGGGGTCATATCGTCCCATCGCTTACCTTGCATATTGTCTCGGACGTCCTTACTGATTTCGACGTCAAACGCGATACTGACAGCACCTTTCAGGTTGCGCGGCATACCAAGGAACGCAGCCATATCAGCGGTGCACAACCACTCAGCGTAGTCTACAGCGTCCCACCACCCTTTGGAAACTCCGTGCATGTATACGCCCTCATCAAAAGAAGCGTTGTGTGAAAGGACTCGGTTTCCAGCGAGCATACCCCAATCGAAGTCTCGTGGGTTGCCGACGAATCGGGTTCCGTCTGAACCCCATACCGTCACCATGTAGGCGTCGAAGTCGGGATGGTTAAAATATCCTTGAGTGCCAAGGGTTCTGATAGAACATACCTTGTCGTAATAAGTCTCCGTATCCAGTGAGTAAGTAATCATAATATTTGTTTCCAGTTCTTTCCTTTAATTATTTTATGTATAGCGTGTAGTGAAACTCCGTATAATTCCCCAAGTGACCTTTGTGTTATATGACCCCCCTTGACATACAGACTCCTGATTTCTTTTACTTGATCGGATGTAAGTATTCGGTGAGATGGAGCCGCCCTCATATTGTTCACCCACGCGTGGGTTAAATTCTCTTGCTGGGTAACCCACTCCAAGTTATCAAACGAGTTGTTCAATCGGTCGCCGTCTTTGTGGTTCACTTGGAGATACAGATCGGTAGGGGGGTGGAACGCAAGCATGAGCAGTCGGTGGATGTGGCGGGAGGTCGACTTACCGTCTTCGTCTTTTAGGTTGACAGTCAAGTATCCATTTTTGTGCTGGTGCTGAGATAATTCTTGACCCGCTTTGAGCCACCACCTAGCTCGTGGGTGGCTCTTCATACGGATTAGTCGGGGGCTTTTGGGGTTTATTCTAACTCTACCGTCGCGTGAAATTTGGTAATGTCTACCAAACCCTGTAATTGTTTCCCATAAAGGCATACGGGATGTTACTAACGTAATATCAGTTGTCAATATTATATTTGGGATACTTTTATTATTTGATGGGTCCATCGTGTTTGAAGTTGTTCTGATTTAAGATTTAAGTGCGTAGATTTATACCCCGTCCACCTACTATGGCAGACGGGGCGTGATATTACTAGTTCGGATTTATGGGTTAGGCTTCTCTAAGCTCGCTACGAGAGCGGCTAGGTCTTTGCGGGTCTTACTCCACACACCGCGCATCGCTGCGGCGACCTGCTCACCCCGTGTGGTGGAGAGCTCAGGGATGAGTAGCATCGGTATTTCGTCAATGACGTCCGTCAGCTTTTTAATGTCGGGGGCGAGTGCCGCAACTCGTAGTCTTTCGGCTTCTGCCTTGGCTTCTGCAAACTTAGCGTCTGCTTCACGCTTGAGTTCCGCATCTTTCTGTGCCTTGGCTTCTGCTTCGATCTTGAGCTTAGCATCACGATCATCCTGAGCTGCTTTGAGTTCCGCTTTAAGCGCGGCGCTCTCTGCTTCTAGTCGAGCGTTCTCTAGCGCCATGTCAGCGAGGCGTTGCTTATCAGCGGCACGTTTCGCTTCGAGTTCATCAGCGATGCGCTTAGCTTCGAGTTCATCAGCGATGCGCTTAGCTTCGAGTTCATCAGCGATGCGCTTAGCTTCGAGTTCATCGGCAACACGTTTTGCTTCTTCAGCTTCCGCTGCTGCTTTAGCGGACGCTACGATCTCAGCGTATTCCTTATTCGACTTGTTGCCCAAGTCAATAAGACCAAAGGCAGCCAACATACTACTCGTGACTATCGTTGATAATTCTGCAAAGCGTTCGTCGTTCAGTTGTCGTTTCTTCTCCTCCTTACGTTGCTCAAATGCGCTCTCGATTACTTCGAGCTTGGTCTCTGTCTGACTCACGGCATCCACGATAATCGCGGACGCTCCTGATATAGCTTTGCGGTGGAGATCGATGGGGCGCAGTAACGACTTACATACGCGAACTGTTTCAGTTCGGATACGCATGAGCATAATACGACAAGCACGTGCCTCGATGGCAGTCTCGTCAGCGAGAGCGTCCTTAGATAAAATGTCTTTTGCTCGCTCAAGTAGTATGGCGGCGGATTGTGTTACGGCTGAGTAGCCTGTGATTACCTCTGCGGCGGCTGTGTCTGGTGTGTCACTTGGAATAATATTAAGTTGTGGCATATAGTATAATGAATTTGGGGGGCTTATTAAGCCCCCCGTTGTTTTATAGTGGGAGTTCAGGGTGGTCCTCTAAGTCAAACTGCGGATCGAAAGATCTGATTTCGTTCCTTAGGTCTTCAAGGTCTTGAAAGTCCTCTGCGAGTTTGCTCACAGCAGTATCTAACTCCTCCTTATCCTCCACGGTTACTTCACCAAACTTACGTTTGAGCACATCTACTAGCGTAGCGATGCTACGCGAGATAACGAACGCATCGTCCACGGATTTAAGCGTTTCAGCGCGCTCAGCCAACTTAGCGGTCACTAGTGTGTGCGCCTTCTTAGCCAATGTTATCATGTGTGGAGTATCCATTACGCGTCACCTCCCTCAGCAAGTTGACCAACGAACTCAAGAAGCTCAGGAGCGACTAGGTCTTTGGTGACTTTCAGCGTAGGCACGAACCAAGTATACTTGCCCTTGGTGATCGACTCAGAGCCGAGATTCCAGTAGCGAGTAGCCAGCGGAACTGAACGGTTCATGATGTGGAAAGTGAACAAGCTCTTGAACGTCAGACGGTAAGCGTCTTTCTGCACTGTGATCTTGCCCAACTGATGGTTCACATCGTTAATGAGGTAAGGGAACAAGTCGTCTGCCACACCCTCTGGTTGAGGAATGAGCACGACGATGTCCGCGAACTCCAGCACGGGGTAGTCACTGGTGAGCGCAAGTTGGTTAGCCTCCTCCTGCGTGTTAACCATTTGAGGGATAGCTTCAGAATCAAAGGGGATGTCCTCTTTGAAACGCTTGAGTGCGCTGACCACCACCACTTTGATCGAGCTCTTGGGGTCGACCAGTTGTAGGGTTTTGTCCAGCACGATGCTACCGACGTCACCATCGATCTCACTCATCTTTTGGATGACGTTGAGGCGGGGGATTTCGATGTCGCTGTTTACTGGTTGTGAGAATGTCACAGCAGGTGCAGCGAGTGCGGTGTTGATAACGACAGGAGTCGCTACTACTTCAGTGTTTACGACGTCAGTTGCGACGGTTTCGATTTCTTCTTTTGATTTAGCCATATAATTATGATTTAGTGTTTACGGTTGGTGGCGCACTAACGCAGCGCCCTCGTTTCTCCCAACGTGGGAGTAAAGCTGTTAGGATTTAATTGTTAGGGTGTAGTTGACATCACCCTTTTTGATAGCCCCGCTACTGATCAGGTCTTCAACGAACTCACGCTCGACAGCAGCCTTCGTTCCCCGTGGGGCGGTGCTAGCCAGTTTGGAGGCAAGTTGACTAACGGAGATGTTAGACGCTTCTAGGACGTCGAACACTTCTAGTCCCCTATCCATAGAAATCTGAAGCACGATTGAGCTGTCCACTACAGAGATGCGTGAACCAAGAGAACGCAGGGCTAACCCCTCGAACTCGACACCCTCTTTGGCTAGGGACACGGCGCGGAACTTAACGTGCTCTGCCCACTCACCGACGATCTTAGCGACGATGAACATCTTAGCGATGGAGTTAGGGTCATCAACATCAGTGATGTGGAGACTACCTGCGGGGAGCATGTCAGGCTTATAGCGTTGAGCTACTTCGATGCAGAGAGCAGTGAGTGCGGGGCAGTTGCCCTCATGACGGCAGAAGCGGCAGTTAACAGATGGGTTGAGCACCTCTGCTGTCATCGTTCCGTCATCCCACTTTGGGCGCGTAGCCTCTGCGGCTACTACGACTGCGGAGACGTCGTCACGGAGTGCTTTCATGTGCTCTGTTCTGTTGAACGAACCGACAGGGGTCTCACCACGCTGAGGGATGATGAACGCGAAGTGAACCAAGTGCACTGCGGGATACTTTTGAAAGATACCAAGAGCGTATGCTTTGGCTTGCCAGTTATCATTTGGCTCATCGATAGCACTGATTCCTGTTTTGTAGTCAACACACAGTGCGGTATCTCCTTGGTGTGCTACTACGTCCGCAGTACCAAACATTGCGGTAGACGCATCGATCTCAATTACTAGGCGTTCTTCTCTTACGATCGTGACAGCGTCGATACCTCCAAAGGCTGAGTTAAATAGATTGTCCTCTTCGGACACGCACTTGTCGTAGATTTCTATCTCCTTGTCGGAGAGTAAAGTGCTAGGGTTTCTGACCTCTAGTGCTGCGTGGATGCGTGTGCCCATTTCTGCGGCGGGACTAGTCGTATCCTTACCGTGGTAACCTGCACACTTGTGTAGGTATTTTAATTGGGAAGGACTGAACTTAGCGTGTGCGTCGTGCTTAATATCTTCGGTTAATTGACTCATGATTTAGTTTGTGGTGGAGTTGTTATATCGTGGAGTGTGGAGTATTGCAATCTTTTTCTTTCGATTAGCGAAATTATTTCTTCTTCTATTGTATCTGAAGCAATCAGGACGCGTTGGATAGCGTTTGACTTCGCCCCATTGCGATAGATTCGACCCAGTGTTTGGGTGTAATCGACAGCGTTATACGTAGGGTTAATCATGGACATGCGCGGGAAATTACCGTTGATGTCGTGGAGGGATACCCCGACACCACCAGCCGATGTGTTGCAGATGATTACGCGGCGTTCATCGCTTTGGAATAGTTGAACTTGTCGCTCTCTTTCTTCCGCGCTCTGTCCCCCGACGATGACTGCGGCGTCAGGAAAGTTTCTCAGGAACATGTTGACGGTATCCGTAAAGTTTACGAACACGGCTACGCTGAACCCCTGATCCACTGCGTCGTTAATGAGTTGGCATGTATCCGATACTTTGTGGGCTTCGACGAGTTGTCGAACACGGAGTATCTGCGTCAGTGCGTGGGGCTCCATCTTGTGCTCACCTGACGCGAGTCCGAGAAGCATCTCTGATATAGTATCTGAGTAAAGGTCTTTAATGTCTGTTGACGTCGAAAATAAGAGTGGTTCAGTTATCACACGGTTGTCCATGAAAGCGCTAGGGAGATCACTAACACGGACTCGGGAAGCGTGTGCAGGATAGATGTCAGCATTGAGTCTAACAAGATGCTTGAGGGCTCCCGCTACCCACTTCCGAAACGGGTCCATGCGACAGCCGTATTCACGCATCCAGCGCACCCATCCTTTTAGCTTAGGGGTATCCTTGTTAAGGTTGTGGAGTCCGAGTGCGTATCCGATAGCCCTCATCTCTGTGGGGTCTTTAGCAGCGGTAGCAGACAGCATTAGGTTGCGCAGCCCTGCGTTCACCGAGGCTATAAGCATCGCAGCATTTTGGGATATGGGCGATTTGCATTTATGCACCTCGTCCCAAATGATGAGCGTGTTGTTCGGCACGTGCCACGTGAATGTCTTAGCTGCTTTGGTTACAAACGTAGTATTGCCTGTGCGTAGCTTTTCGTAGTTCATGATGAACAACGGTTCGACGCCCATGTCTCTGAGTTCTCGCTCCCAAGATGGTATTACAATTTTAGGGCACACGATACATACGTGGTTAAAGTTACGCGCTACCATCGCGGCAACGACAGTCTTACCTGTCCCTGTATCCGATGTGTCGAGCGACGCCCCTCTGCTGTATAGGCGTAACACGTGTGATTTTGCGGCAGCGTCTTGTGCTGTGTATAGTGTTTTCATTTAATTATTAGTTGAATAGGTTGTGGAGTGGAGTTGCACCACCAACTCGGCTTGCGACCGCGTTTTACTGTCCCTTGCGAGGAGTGGCGTTGGTTACTACCACCTAGATTAAACTACCACACTCGCACCCACTGTTCAGGTTGCTCACCCAGTATCTAGTTTAAGGATGCCCTTAATACAATGAGCGCGAGTGTAGTGACATACTAAACGGCATGTCAGCGTTTATCGAACAGGTCGATTCAATCAACCTTGCGGTGATTGATCTTTGCTATTCTCTGGAAATAATTTGTCACAAGTCGAAAGGGTTATTTGTGACAGATTTTGATCTTTATAAAGATCGCGGTCGTATGCTAGTCCTGACTTAAATGCCGCAAAGACAAGAGTTCTCTCCTTGCAACATTTAACATACCCTATCGCATCTGCATATTTGTCTGCCGCTTTATTGGCGTTAGCGTTCCATATTTCTGATTCAGTCATAGATTTCTGATTTTCTAGTAGATTGTAAGAGGAAGAACAAGGCGCGGATGGACAATCCGCCTTCAGTGGTGTGTCGGTGTTTTCTGGTATCATAAAGTTGATTCTTTCGTTGGGGTTTGCTTGTCGGCGGATGCCATCGCTGCGGCGTTCGCTTTGAAATCATTCTTGTTGTTCGCTCATTGTAGTGTGTTCATAGTTGTTTATTAGTAAGCCCATTTAGCATCGCCTAAAAATTCAGTTGAGTCCTGCCACCAGTCGTCCCACTGTTCGTTGGTAGCGACGTTCCAGTCTGGAATACGTGCGCCAGCTTCTTTAGGTGTTAAGCTGATCGGCATCCACTTCAGACGGTTGTTGGGATAGATTGCGATTTGGCCGTTGGCAAGTTTAATCACGTTGCCTTCTTTATGTTCCTCAAGAAGCTCTACGTCTCCGATATCCATAACGCCTAAAGAATTACCTTCTGGAAGGAAGTCCAGCGTAAACCAATAGTGGCCCGTGATGGATTTGCCTTCGCCTAAATTCACAAGCATCGGGACATCAGCAAGCTGGGACTTCTGCCACGACTCAATCGAGCCAGAGAGACACTCCCACATCTGAACTTTGTGCAGTGGCAGATCGATCTGGTCACCGTCTGGCTCATACCAGTAGATACACTGAGGTGGAATCTTATCGTAGCACGCTGCATACTTTTCAATCCATGCTTGGAAGCATAGTGGTCGGTTACGCATCGCTCTTACGGACACCAACCACGCGGGTTCAAACTCTTCAGGAGACCCACCAAACGCATCGCAGCGAACGTAGATTTTTGTCTTTGGGCAGTTTACGTTTCTCACAATCTTAACGCACAAAGCTGACTAGTTGTTTCCCGCCAAAGCGGCACGCTGGGTTTAGGAAGTCACTTCTGTCGAGTGGGACTATGACGAGTTTTTCTACGAGGAGGTCAATACGATAGTCCATATCCTCTCCATAATTGCTAGGGTTGAATACCACGAGTTTGAACTTTACGTCTGCTGTGTTCTCAATAGGGTTACAAATCAGTATTCTCCCTTTATACCTTACCATCACCCTCTTGAGGTTACCGATAATGACAGCGCGGGTGTTAAGCCCCACGATACTACTTTTTTTCCATCTTACTTTTTCCATATTTGTTTATTGGTTGAGGCACCAAGGTATTCCGTAGAAAGAAAAGAGTCAACAGAAAAGTGAAAGAAAATTAAACTTTTTTTCTCAGGGCTCTGTAATTCTCCAGAACCCTTGATTTTATGCGGAGTCTGTTCGCCCCGTAATACTTCTTCTGCTGCTCTTTATAACACTCTTGGCACACAGCCCTACCATTGTAGAACTGCCAAGTGTGCTTGATCAGGCTGCATACATTACATTTTTTCTCTGACATAATTTATTCGGTAGTATTCTGCTATTAGTGCTGCGTCGACAATTCCGTCGTGCTCTGTTTTCCCCCTTGCGGGGATGAAAGATTCAAGGCTCCATATCTTTTTGGCTGCCGCGAGTGCTCTGACCTTAGACGTCCCCTTAGGTCCACGTCCGATCATCTCATATTGCCACTCGCCCACTTGCATCCTAACGACCTTGTAACCATTCCCGATAAGGATTCCTCGAATCCCTCCGAAACTCATCGCCATCGATCGTAGTGACTGGGACGAACCCGCTGCGTGTAGAGGCTCCTCAATTACTATTGTCGTCGTAGTAGTGCGGTCTTTTACCGCTTCCCACCTACGGACGATCGACAGCACTTCCTCAAGTTTTACTTCGTTCTTACCACACTGGGTGTTCATCTCCGTAGGCATCCTGCTTGAGAACAAGAACGACCCGTCTCCGCTTAGCGCAACCAGTGCCCCCTTTAATCCGTTATCAATTCCTATAATCATAATATCAATCGTCTTCTACTACGTCTACGATGGCGCCCTTTGGTGATGCCTTGCTGTTGTTAAGAATGTTTACATCGATTCGCATACGCGACGACCCTCCGTTTTTGCCGTTGCCGATGCCTAAGTTCCGACGAACGATCGTATCTAAAATCTCTAACTCTTTCACGTTAGTAGGCTTGCGCAAGTGTGGCAGCGAGTCCCGAATCATACGCATACCTTGCCCTGCGAGATAGGACTGGTAGCGGTCTGCCGCAGTCATGTTGTCGTTGGCTATAGCTGAGATGCTTTCGTTCTCTTCCTTACGCGCATAGTTGATCTCCTCGGATGTCGCAGTGGCTTCTTCGCGCATAGTCACCTCACCTTTTGACGCCGCGTCCAAGAACTTCTCCAGAGGTTCGACAACACCAACGTCCACGGTTCCGACGCTGCCCTTAGCGCGTTTCGAGTAGGCTCCCGTCTCTCGAATATACTTCGACACAGACGACGGTGAGAGCCCTGTTTCGACAGCAATGTCGATGATCTTCATGTTCTCATGGAGATAGAGATTGTGGACTCGTTGCTTCATGCGCGTCCTTGCTCGCGCCGCTTCCACTCCTTTTGATTTTCTTTCTGCCATGCGCGGACTTATTACACGTCCACTATTTGGTTGTCAACAAATAAAATAATGGTAGTGTCGGTTTATGGCGAAACGCGATTTATCACATGTCCTTGAACCCAAGAGACAAAACGGGGGCACGGACGTGGGAGGTATGATGATTCCTGAAACCGAATTACTAACCGCTCTCCTGTGGGGGTTTGCCAATCATGACAACCTTCGCGCCAAGGAGTATTACTTCTGGAGGATTGCCGATGAGATGTGGAACCGACCCGACCTCCCTGAGCCGATGTTCATTCGCCACGAGTGGTCTGAGTATATCATTTGGGAGAGTCTCAACAATCGATACCTATCAATCGGGGGTGCTGCGAGTTCAGGAAAATCTCACTGTCTCGCAGGTTATGGCATCATCCAGTGGTTGTCGCAACCACGGGACACGATGGTGCTGATGACATCAACGTCCCTCCGCGAGGCGCGGAAGCGTATCTGGGGTTCTGTAATCAGTTTGCTGAGTGTCATCGAGGGCGCCCCAATCAACATTCGGGATTCGATCGGTAGTGCCAACTACATCGATGAGAACGGTATGACATTTGACAGAGCGGGTCTATCACTGATCGCGGCTGAACGGTCACGAACAAAAGAAGCAATCGGTAAACTGATTGGTATCAAACAGAAGAGACTGATCTTGATTGCGGACGAACTTGGTGAGTTGTCTGAGTCCATTATCTCTGCGGCTATCGCCAACCTTTCCAAGAACCCCTACTTCCAGTGCGTAGGACTAAGCAACCCTGCCTCACGTTTCGATGCGTTCGGTGTGTGGTCAACGCCCGTTGATGGTTGGGAGTCCGTGAACGTCATGCTTGCAGATACGTGGGTCACACGCTGGGGTGGGAAGTATATTCGACTTGACGGTGAACGAAACCCCAACATCACAGCAGGTTACACCAAGTATACTTTCATTCCGAGCGCGGAACAGATGGAGGAAGACCGTCGACTGATGGGCGACGCCAGTAGGCTTTACTATCGAATGGTCAAAGCAGTGTTCTTTGACTCGGACGGTGATGACACAATCTACAACGAAGCAGACCTCGTCAACTGTGGTTCGCTAAAGCCTACGTCGTTTGTGGGCAAAACAGATAAGGTGTGCGGTATCGACTTAGGGTTTACATCGGGTGGCGACGCAACCATGCTGGTGTTCGCTACTGTCGGACTCAACGCAGACGGTCAGTTGTGTGTGCAGTTTGACGAAGCGGTGCGCGTCAACGATGACGTCACCAATAAGGCTGTCCCTCGAACCTATCAAGTCGTGGCTGCAATCAAGAAGGAGTGCGAGAAACGCAAAGTCCCTGCCTACTGTGTAGCCGTAGATGCTACTGGTGCTGGAGCGCCCTTCTGCGACGTCCTTGCTGGTGAGTGGTCACCTGACATCCTACGCGTAGCCTTCGGTGGCACAGCCACGGATAAGCGCGTCAGTCAGACGTCTAAGCTCACGGGTGCTGAGCTGTACGCCAATAGGGTATCCGAGTTGTGGTTCGTCTCTAAGGAACTCATGAGGACGCGCCAAGTATTCGGTATCTCCAACGACATGGCAAAAGAGATGTGCGCTCGCCGCTACGACATCGTTAAAACAAATGGGACACGTGTCCGCGTTGAGAGCAAGGGCGACCTCAAAGCGCGACTAGGTCACTCACCCGACTTAACGGACGCAGCGTTCGTCGCTGTCGATTTAGCGCGTTCGCGTTTCGGGCTAGTGTCCACCGAAGTGATCGTCAGCGACTCGCAAGAAGGAGTGCCAAGTTTCTTCCGAAGAACCAAAAATATGACGATGAAGGATTTGGATGTGGTTTCTCGTTCTACCCATTCGAGACTCGAAGAAGTCTAACAATCCTGTAAAAAGTTTGAAAAGTTTTTATCAGACGTGCCTACAATGTATGAAAGTATACAATGTATGTTTTCATATCTTGTGGGCAATAAATAGAAAAAGTTATATAGGGATTTTACGATCTGTTAGATTCGTGTTCTTCTGAACAAATAACTTTTTTATTGCATATTTACTTTTTTTGTGTAAATTTCTGCGCATGAGTGTGAGCGGCGGTCAATACGGAAATTTAGACAACTATAAGAAAACAAGTTTGTCAGGTCCAGATGCTACTAGGCGATTTGGATCTACGGGTGGCGCTATTGATCGTGAAGCACGTCGTCTCCGTCGCCAAGGTAACACCAGAGGTTTTATGGAGCTGTCCACTGAGGCAGCCAAGGCTCGGTTAGTTAATGCGGGTATGCGCTCATTTGAAACTAAGCGCGCAACTGAAGATGTTGAGGACAATATGCAGCAACAAACTATCGCCGATAAGAACGAACGTCTTCGTCGTGGTAACGCTGCTAATGGAGAAGCAGGAGGAGGCGTAGTGAGTGACTCCACGGATAAAGTTAGCGTTGCTACTCCTGACTCTGGTTTAGCTAGTCCAGCGGATAGTGGGGTCGCCGATCCTAATGAGGCGAACGCTGGTCAAGTCGTAGGAGACAGCATTGTGTACACCGACCCGTTTAATCCTTCTCAAAAGATGACAAAAAGCTACTCAGATTTGACACAGGCTGAGAAAGACCGTGTGAACAAAACTCGTAGCCTAACACAGGCACCCCCACCCCTAACGCGTCAGGCTGCATTTGGTCAACGTGGAAAAATCTAATCCTATGGCTGAACCCATAACCTTCGACCGTGATATTGCACCGCTCCAACAAAAGTTCTTTGGAGGCACGGGTGCTGATCGTTATCTCTCTAAGCGAGACAAGAATATGTATCTGACTCAGTCACTGGATTCCCAACTCGCGGAACAGGATGCGCTACGGAAACAGGAAGAAGATCAGGAGGTCATAAAATATCGTAAGCTAAACAACGAGGC